GTGACTAGTGCCCTATCAATATTTAATGAACACCCTATAACTGCAACAATAAGAGACACCTGTGAGGATCTGAATATAATTGAAGCAATACGACTTACAAAAGTCCCAGATAATGAAGGATATGGGAGATACGCTACCTTATACCCAAATAGACCAATTATTGACATTAATAGTGGAAAACTAGCAACCAACGGGCTAGTGCGCTGCATATTACAACCCCAAATGGATGGAGAAGATGCAAATCGAATAAGGAAAACTGATGCAGCTGTCGAAGCATATCACGCCGACCTGCGCAATTGTACCATGAAGATGCAACCTTATTATACGGAGGAGGAGCAACGAGACATGAAATTACATGACGAAGTAATGAAAGTTAACCAACCCCAGGATGAAGAAGGTAATCCCAATGAAGAATATGATGCCGCTGCCGCCGCAAAATTAGCCATTGAACGTAGAGCATTAGAACGTTTAGAAAGGGACAGAGAGACTGTATATAATAAACTATGCGTGGAACGAAGTGATGATGACCTCGTTCAATACTTCACCAATCTAGCAAATTATCAAGAACAAGTTGAGGCCCATGCTGAAGATGAAGAACAGCCGGAACCACAATATGATGCACAATATGACATTGATAACTGGCATGACATACTTGTTAATCTAACTGATGTTATTTATTACCTCACGGATGATGATCTATACAACGTTAATGATTATTTAAATGATGGGACAACTATGGTGGGCACCCTACATGTACCTAAGGCAATTACAACTGAACCACAATATATCCGATATGGCGAATATATAGAGGGCACAGTCAACATCTACGAAGATACACCTAAAGATGAGATAGTTGGGGAGCAAGCAATGATGCCACTTACTCACACTGTTATGGCCATGAAGATGAACGGCAACAAAAATGCATACTACCACAAAATACGTTTTCCCGAGTTAGCCAATGTTGATAGCTATCTCATACCTGCCACACAAAATCGTGATTATATTCTGAAAATACACGTACTACAACGTATAGATGCAGGAGCTACATATTACGTACGTTTCGCAATTGATAAACATACCATCGGACAACAACCTGAGAATCGTATGCATCTCTTCATACCCGATGGTCTAATACACACTAGCCAGCATGGGCAACATAGGAAATACAAGGCAGATGTGATTAGGCAGTACAATGACCGTAGAAGGGGAAATATAGCAGAAGTGGCAGAAGCATACAATTATGAATATAACGTACCCCCACAATATAATTTAACAGTAGATAAAATAAAAACTCAATGCGATATAATTACAAAACCAGAGAAGAGGACTGTCATAGATAGGCATAATAAGGATTACTACGCATACTACAGGAAAGATGGGAGATTCTTTAACTTTAGCGTCAACTTTAAGATGGACGTCAATTTCACACGTGACTTTACAATTAAAAAGATTGACCCTAAATTAATATCAAGGGCTACTGTGAAACTTATTAATATGCCAAAGATTGATAAAGCCAATTTAGTCACAGTTATCAACTTTATTAACAAAGACGCCCCTGAATTACAAATAAATGAAGCTGTAATACCACTAGTAGCAAAACTGCTCGAGGATTTACTAAGTGCAGAAAAGAAACTATATATATTAGATAAATGGAAAACTACAGAATTAATAAATAAATTTAAGACCAATGACATAAAAATGAAACCTGAATCATTATGGCAAGCAATTAAGAATAAGTGTGCATGTGAGTACATAGAGATGAAAATAAAAGATATATTAAAAATAAATGAAGACTACGAAGACATGAATCCCTTACAGGATTTTTAAAGAGGGCCCACCTCAAAAATATTGCGTTCGAAGAAAAATACCGACGCAAATTATATGAAGGATTAACACTCACCAATAATCTCATTAAACATGCATCTGCACCATTAATAGAAAATGGACGACACCCACACACTGATTATAACGGATTACAACGAATAAAAATTAAAATAATAGACCCAAAATTGAGACAAGATATAGGCACAACCTACGATGATTTCAATAAACTGGATCTACATAATATACGATGCCAATGCCCTCATAAAGATAAGTTCATGAAACTTTTTGAAACTGAGCTCGAAGATAATAATGAAGCTATGTGTTGGACTGCATGTAGACACACCACGCTGGCAGCAGCAAAAAGACAAATGAAAGGAGCACCCACACCAGATGAAGGCGTTGCCTATGACTTCGTAAATCACTCACTGAATATAATAGATAAAGAGATTGGTCAGGAGTTATCACAATTCAAATACTCTGTTAAAGACTGGTATCATCACTTATCTAGTAAAAAGCAAAAACAATTACGGCCTGCACTAAAATATTATAAAGGTGATACACATGAATTAAGTAAGTATGAACTGAAACAATTATCAAATTTCAAGTATACTGGTATACTCAAAGAGGAGCTACAGAAAATGGATGGAAAACCTAGAAATGTTTGTGCAATACCCCAACGAACTAAGTACATAATGGGACCAGCTACATGGGCATTGGAAGATATTTGTGCACACAAGCTAAATGCATACTGTGGTAATAAAAATTTAACTCAAATGGAGAAAATGATCAACAACTACCTGAGTTTAGGATTCACCAAAGTTGTTGAAGGTGATGGTTCAGCATTTGATAACACACAGGATGTCTCATTAAAAGAATTAGATAGACAGATATATAAGAGAATAGCCGACAAAATATATCATGTACCAAAGCAGGACTTTCTTAATGTTGCAACTGCCCTTACAAAAACTATGCAAATTGAAGAAATTAAGAACGGACGTCGTAATGTGCTCCTTGAATATACTGTATTAGGAACTGTGTTTTCTGGCGACTGTGACACAACACTCATGAATACAATTAGAATGGCTATGTACAATCGATATGTAAATGACAAAGCAGGCTTAGAGTACGGTAAAGACTATGTGTGTTTTTCTAAAGGTGATGACTTCACAGTCATGTACAAACCATATGTGGATGATGACTACATACACAGACTATATTATGCATACTTCTTACCAGCAAATCCAAATCCTGATCAACCAGATACACGTATATATGGATTGGGGCAAGTATTAAAATTCTTGACAATAGGTGCAGCCGATACACTTACATTTTGTAGTTTAAGGGCTTGGTGGAGAAATGCAAATGAGGACAGTATCTACTTAACACGAAACCCGGAAAAATACTTTAATTTAGCCAAGTATTCACGTAAAGCAAAGAATTATAATTATCGACAATTAGCACAGTATGCATTAGATCAAGAAATCGCACTTCGAAAAACTTATGCAAACATATCTATATTCTCTTATATGGCGGATCAATATCATCTATTCGCAGAAAAAATTATGCACAGAATTAATATCACGTATCAGCAGTTGCAACAATATAATTCACGTAGACTCAATCAGATCATAAAAGACAAAACAATCGTGGATAGTGAAATGGAACAATATATGGACGAACTGGAGCAGCAGTACCCTGAAAATGTACGACATGACATAATAATGGAGCAAATTAATGGTGATTATTGGGAATATATGAAACAACAAATGGAG